TCGTTCAAGACTTTCTGAAGTAGATTTTTCTATCGAAAAAGATGATAAGCCAAAACTCGCAATGCAGTTCTACAAGCGCGTAGTTGCTATTCTTGCTAATGAAAACGTTGATCACGATCCAAAAATCGTGGCAAAAGTTATTGAGCGGCATTTTCCAGATTTTAGACGAGTTCTTACTGAATTGCAATCATATTCTGCCGCTGGCCGTATTGACGAAGGTATTTTTGTTAACATCAAACAAGAGTCGATCGATGCGCTATTTGAGTTTCTGAAAACCAAGAATTGGAGTGGAATGCGTAAATGGTGTGCTGATAACAGCGATCAAGATTCTAATGAACTGTTTCGTCGAATTTATGACGCTGGCGCAGATAAAATTGAATTGAAAAGCATGCCTGGATTTGTAGTAACTTTAGGCAGATTATATGTACAAAGACAAACTTTAGTGGACAGACCAAGAAATCAATCTCGTAGACGTTTTTGTACAGAAGTTTTAATGGAGACGTCATTCAAATGAAGTTCAATCTAATTTGGGAAGGTGAACCACCAGAAATTACAGAAGATCAAAAACTACTTTTAGGCCAGAGAAATAGTATGGCTCGAAAGCTCTGTCCTAGATCCATCGGATCTGGTATTTCATGCAATAGATCTGACGAGTGATCCAGAAGGTCCGTGCATTATAGCGTTCGGAAAGGATGGCAACCAAAATGACTTGTTCCTTGAATACCATGAAGAATCAAAATTAATTCCATTGTGCGATGACGTGTGATGTATTTGGATGGAATATTTGACATGCTAAATCTATTCAATAAAAAGCCCAAAGTTTGTTTTTTCTGCAAAACAGAATTGGATACAAAGGATACTTACACGATCCAATACACTTCTTCTGAAGGAATTCACACAGAAAAAATATGCGATGCTTGCGCAAAGGTATTTGACGAAATGATTGATACTATGGAGGAATCTCATGGCAGACGCTCTGACACCATTTGACTTTATCAAGGCAGCATCGCAGTCTAAGCAAGATCTTATAGGATCTTCTGAAAACCCGGCTATGACTGAAAAACAATACAACGCGTTTATTGTAAACCGTGGCTTTTCTTATTTCGAAGATACCATTCTCCACGCAAATGAGATGAATCAGCGGCACGGTCTATTCGGAGATGCTCAGTTCAAGTATTACCTTGGGGCACTGCGCCCTCGTAATCGTTTTTCGAAATGGCACAAAGCTGAAAAGAATGAAGATCTTGATGCAATACAAGCAGTTTATTCTTGTAATAGAACTGTTGCAAAAATGTATCTCAAGTCTTTATCAAAAGAAGATCTCAAACAAATTCACTCTAAATTAGCCAAAGGAGGCTGAAATATAAATATCAAGATGGTCAATCTTTGAACATCGATATGAATAACAACAATAAGAAAAGGGTGAAATTGATATGGAGAAAGACTTATTTAGAGGTGTCGGTGTTGAAATAACACTTCCTAATGCCGATAACTTTCTCAAGATTAAAGAAACACTGACCAGAATTGGTATAGCTTCAAAAAAAGAAAAGAAAATTTACCAATCGTGCCACATACTTCATAAACAAGGCAGATATTCTATACTTCATTTTAAAGAGCTTTTTATTTTGGATGGTAAAGAAAATACTTTTGCTGATGAAGACAGAGCTAGGAGAAACACTGTTGTCAATCTTCTTGAGGAGTGGGGTTTGCTAAAAATAGTGGATCCTGTTAAAACTGAAGATCCAGTTGCACCGTTAAGCCAAATTAAAATACTATCTCACAAAGAAAAAGACGATTGGATCCTAGAACCAAAATACAACATCGGCTCCAAAAAGAAGTGATTACTTTAAATAATACCAATCAGCGAATTTTTCTGATTTGCATCTATTTTGTACTGTTTTAATTGAACAATTATTACTTATTGCAGCTTCTTTTAAGCAATTGTAAATTATTCCAGCAGCGACAACCTTTTTAGCTGCTGGATTATTTTCACCGGTATAGCTTCTTCTTGGTTTTCTGTTTTCATTCCATTTAGTTCTTTTTTCTCTCTTTAATCCTATTCTACCAGCGCGCCATCCATCTAAATTATCAATTTCTGGGTTTAATCTTCTATTTTCAACACCGTTATTAAACCACGATAATTTAGATATGCTTTTAGATTTCTTTAAAAGAGACACGTTATTGAATTGTTGTAATTTTCTTTTTTCAGAAATCTTTTTTCTAATATCTGGCGAGGGATTATCTATCCCATCACCGCCGTCAGTTTTATTTAAAAGAATTCCAGTTCCCAAATCTAATCGACCCCACCATCTAATTAGTCTTCTTTCAAGAGCGAGTGCACCTATTTCGGTTAAACCTTTTTCTAAGAAAACAATTTTTGATTTGTCTTTAGGCACTGATATATGCTTATGATCACAATAAGCTCTTTTAAATTTGCCTTTACCAATATAGTAAGGCGTACCATCAGATTTACGAATATATGCGTAAACGTAATAAATAGTCATAGCTGAAACTCCTCTGTTGTTTTAGAGTAGTTGGGAATTCTGCCAGGTCTTCCGCGAACTACATCATTATTTATATAAATACAACATCGGAAAGAAAAAGTAAGGAGTTACATTATGGAAATTTTTAGAGTTAGCGAAAACGCAGAAATACCTGCTTTTGCAACGAGAGGATCTGCTTGTTTTGATCTAAAGGCTTGTTTAGATACGGACGCAAAAGTTAAAGTATACAATCCGCATAACAAAGAAACTTACGTTCCTGCAAAGCAATCAAACGGCGGATTGTCACTTCAGGTTCCGCCTTCATTCAGAGTTCTCATTCCAACTGGATTGATTTTTGATATTCCAGAAGGATACGAACTTAAAGTTCACATACGCTCGAGCATGGCATTCAAGTATGGCATCGTACTTGCAAATTCTACAGGCGTAATCGATAGCGATTATGTAGATCCGACCTACGTCATGGTTTACAACATCAGCGACACCCCAGTCACTATCTATCACGGCGATCGCATTGCTCAAGCGCAATTGGTAAAACTTGAAGAATATGATCTTACTGAAACGAAAAATCGACCAGTAAAAAAGACTGATCGTGATGGCGGTATTGGTTCGACCGGAACAAACTGAACCTAATTTACACACTCACAGAGGAGAAAACACATGAATAAAAACGGTTTTGAAATTCGTCTTGAAGTACTCAAGATGGCAAAAGAAATGATGGATCAGAGTTACAACGACACATCAAACGCTTGGTGGAGCATGGTTAATAGCTATGCAGAATCTGCAAACAAAACGACTGAGGAATTTCTCAAGCAATCAGAAGACCTCATGAAAAACAAGCCAGTGATGTACACACCAATTGATATTATGACAAAGGCTCAAGAACTCTATTCTTTCGTCGCTAAGAAAGATTAAAATGATAGAGAAACATCACGCGCCAAAAGATGTTTCTGATAAAATTGCGTTGGGCTTTACAAAAGCCCTTCGTTTTATTGCAGATACATTTTTTAAAAAAAGATATGGCCACAGAGCTATCGTATTAGAAACTGTAGCTGCAGTGCCTGGAATGGTAGCCGGCGCTGGTCTGCATCTCAAATCACTTCGTAGAATGGAAGATGATAAAGGATGGATAAAAGAATTGCTTGACGAAGCAGATAATGAACGAATGCACTTAATGACATTTGTAGAACTAGCTAAGCCGAATTGGATAGAAAGACTAATCATATTGATAGCGCAAGCGATATTTGTAGCCTTTTATGCAGTCGTGTATTTCTTTTTCCCGAAAACAGCACACAGAATTATCGGATATTTTGAAGAAGAAGCAGTTCGTTCTTATACAGAATTTCTTGCTGAAATAGACTCTGGCAAGATTAAGAACGCGCCGGCACCAAAAATTGCTATTGACTACTGGAAATTACCAGAAGATGCAACATTAAGAGACGTTGTAATTGTTGTAAGAGATGATGAAGCAGGGCATAGGGATAGAAATCATGAAATGGCTGATGAACTTAATGGCAATTAAGACTAACAGAGATTTGAGTAAACATAGAATTTACACATCTAATTATGAAGATTTGTGCATGTAAATTATAAATAGATTTGCGAGGAATGCTTCGGGTTCCTCGCATCTATCGCGTGTCCAATTGGAGCGCGAATAACCTCGCTTATAAAAGGAGAAACAAATGACTAGAATTCAAAAAGAAATTGACGACATTATCAGCACTTTGCTGTTTCCAACCCGTTACACCAAAACATTCAACAATGTTGGTGCTTCCTATCCTCCATACAACATCATCAAAGTTTCCGAGAGTGAAACTGTTCTTGAAGTCGCCGTGGCTGGATTTAAGGAAGACGAAGTAAATGTGGTTGTAGAAGACGATTATCTTCGAATTTCAGGCAAGAAAGAAAACACTGATGTTGCAACATACCTTTACAAGGGTATCGGAACGCGTGCG